TATCCTGCTAGCATCTGCTTTGTGGCACTGAGATCAATGCCAGTTGTGCTCTCTGTGTATGCTTTAAGCACATCCTCGCGAGCAACAGCACTCATTGCAATACTAGCAGTATTTATATCCACGGTTTTTTCAAGATCGGCACTGAACATGCTGGGAATCATCTGTAAGCCTTGTTGACTGGGTGCCATGCTTACAGGATGAGTTACTGTGATTGTGCCAAATTCTGCTTTGGTTACCCGTGCAATCAGCTCTTCGCCACTGTTAAGTTTCAAGGAGTAGATAGTGTTTGCTTCAAAGTTCATAGTTTGCCTTCTGTTGAACCAGTTGTGTTGTTTTCAAAATATTCTACGAGTTGTTCGTAGGTACCAATATAATTACCATACAAAAATATTTGTGGTACAGTTCTTGCGTGAGGCACTAGTTCTAGCAGTTCTTCTCTGGTTACATCCACACCCACACGATTTTCTGCATATTCGATACCATGATTCGCCAAAAGCTGTTTTGCCTTTTCGCAAAAAGGACAATGGTCTTTGCTGTATACCACTGCGATCATAAGCTGAATCCTGCAAAGGAATCTTCTGTAATATCCTGCTTGGTACCACCGACTACATAACTAGAGATTTCAGTTTCTTGTGGTGCAACTTGTACATCACCACTGGCAATCCACTTTTGTGTCCACGGCAGTGGGTTTGATCCGCCTCGGTAAGGTGTAGGCAATCCTATTGCTGTCATACGCTTGTTAGCAATCCATTCCACATACTCCTTGAGTAACTGCGAGTTTAGACCAATCATTGAACCATCTTTGAATAGATAATCAGCCCAAGACTTTTCCTGCTCGACTGCGTCCTCATACATTTGTACAACTTCAGCTTCGCATTCTGTGCGAATTTTTGCATAATCCGAGTCATCCTGCGGTAGCAGTTTCATCAGTTGTTGTGTGCTAGCGAGATGCACGTTTTCGTCACGGGCAATAAACTTGATGATTTTTGCATTGCCTTCCATTTTCTTGAGTTCGGCAAATGCCCACGAGCATGCAAAGCTTACATAAAAACGAATGCCTTCCAGTACGTTAACGCTGGCAATACACAGCCACAGTTTTTTCTTGAGGTCATACAAATCTACTACAATTTCCTTGCCATTTACCATGTGAGTGCCTTCGCCTAACAGTTGATACCAACGTGAAGATTCGATAAGATCATTATAGTATTTGGTAATATCTTGACCGCAGTCCGCAATTTCTTTGATGTCCAGCATCTCGTCAAATACCTTGCTTGGATCATTGAATACATTGCGAATAATATGCGTGTAAGATCTACTGTGAATCGTTTCTGAAAATGTCCAGGTAATAATCCAGTTTTCCAACTCTGGCAGGCTAACAATACTGTTAAAACTTTCAGCAGGTGCACGCCCTTGCACACTATCTAACAGAATTTGACGCTTGAGATTGCTTGTAAAGATGTGCTTTTCCCAAGGCGTGAGGTCTTTGAAATCTTTGGCATCACGCAATACATCAACTTCTTCTGGGCGCCAAAAAAATCCCAACTGCTTGTCTGTGAGCTTGTCAAATTGACGATACTTGAGTGTGTCATAGCGTTGCATTCCAACGCCACCATTTGGATCCAAAAAGGCCAAACTTTCAGTGTGATTTCTATTCTTATTTAGATTAAGTACGCTCATTGTTATCTCTCTTGTTAAATTGTGCAACTGTCGCAATCTTCTTCGTCAGTTGGTACATCTGCATCAAGTGGCTGTTGGCTGTTCATCTTGTCAACGTCGATTTCGCCGGAACCGTCAAAGGTGTTAAAGTAATACAACTGCTTTCCGCCATATTTGTAAAACATCAACAAGTGTTGTATCATTATGCTCATTGGAATTTTTTCGTCCTCAAAGTGTTGTGGGTTGTAAGACGTATTTACAGAGATACCTTGGTCAATATACTTCTGGAGAATGGCCATGATTTTTAGATAACCTTCTGGGCTTTGCTGGTTCCACAGTAGCTCATAGCGGTTTTTGAGACGGCGATATTCTGGAACCACTTGCTTGAGCACGCCATCTTTGCTCTGTTTCACACTCACAAAACTCCTGGGCGGTTCAACGCCATTTGTGCTGTTTGAAATCTGCGCCGAAGTTTCTGCTGGCATCAGAGCCATTAGCGTGCTGTTACGGATGCCAGTTTGCTGTAACTGTGCTCTAAGTCCGCTCCAGTCAACTTTGTCAGTGTGCGCCACCAATTCGTCCACTTCTTTTTTGTAGGTATCCACAGGCAGTATGCCATCATGATATTTGGTTTCTGTGCTCAGTGGACAAGCACCGAACTCTGCGGCCAGATCAGCCGACGCCTTGATCAAATAATAGCTCCAATGTTGAGCCCATGTGTCTACCAATTCCAGTGCACCTGGATCTGTGTAGCTGGTATCATTCTTAGCAAGCCAGTAAGCAAAATTGATAATACCAACTCCAAGTGGACGACGATTCTGTGTAGCCAACTCGGCTGCTATGATCGGATAGTTTTGATAGCTTAACAGTGCATCCAGTCCACGCACTGCCAGTGTACAGGCCTTTTGCATATCTTCAGGATTCCTGAAACTACCCCAGTTTATGGCACTGAGTGTGCACAATGCAATTTCACCATTTTCGTCATTGATGTGTTCCAAGGGCTTTGTGGGTAGATCAATTTCGCAACAGAGATTGCTCTGTTTAACAGGTGCTACATCTGGCTTGAAACTGCCGTGTGTGTTAGCATGGTCCACGTTCATAAGATAGATTCTGCCAGTGTCTTTGCGCTCCTGTGTAAATGCACTGAACAAATCAATGGCTTTCACAGTTTTTTTGCGCAGTTTGGTATTGCGTTCGGCCCGTTCGTATAACTCTTTAAACAGGTCTTGATCAGCGTAAAACGCATCATACACTTCTGGAACATCATGTGGGGAAAACAGTGTGATATCACCCCCACCGAGCAGGCGTTCATACATCAGTTTGTTAAACTGCACACCATAGTCCATATGTCGCACACGATTGTCTTCTGTGCCTTTGTTGTTTTTCAATACCAGTAAGTCTTCTATTTCCAAATGCCATACTGGATAGTAAAGTGTTGCCGCACCATTGCGCACTCCGCCTTGTGAACAGGAACGTGTAGCGGCCTGAAATAATTTGTAAAAGGGAATCACGCCAGTGTGATACGCATCACCTTTTCGGATGGGACTGCCCAGTGCACGAATACGTCCTGCACCTATGCCAATTCCGGCTTTTTGACTCACATACTTTACAACACTGCTGGCAGTTGCGTTAATACTGTCTAGACTGTCATCTGTTTCAATTAATACACAACTGCTAAACTGTCGCTGTGGTGTTCTCACGCCGGCCATCACTGGAGTGGGCAAACTAACCTGATGGGTACTGATAGCATTGTAATAGTCTTTTACCCAGCGCATTCTGGTGTCCTGTGAATAGTCTTGGAACAGTGTAGCAGCAATCAGCATATAGCACACTTGTGGTGTTTCAAACACTTCTTTGGTTACACGGTTTTGTACCAAATATTTGCCACGAAACTGCTCCATTGCCACGTAGGTTAGATCTTCGTCTCGCTCGTGCTTGATCCATGAATTGATTTGGTCCCACTCTGAATCAGAGTACTTTTCCAGTAGTTCTGGATCATAGAATCCTGCATTGACATTTTTTTCCACCAGGCGTTTTACATGCCAAGGAGTAAAATCTCCATACACTTGCTTTCTCAAATGATAGGTGATCAATCTACCAGCCACATACTGATAGTTAGGAGTATCTTCAGAAATAAGATCTGCAGCACTTTTGATTAAGGTTTCTTGAATATCTGCACTGGTGATTCCGTTATAAAACTGAATATGACTTTTTATTTCTACTTCACTTGCGCTTACACCGGCTATGTCCTGTGTAGCCCAAAAAACAACTTTGTGCAGTTTATCGATGTCGAGAGATTCTTTTCTACCATCTCTCTTGGTTACTTGAATGTTTGTCATTTTTGCCTCAGTGTATTTTTTTTGTCGCAATGGATGCATCCATTGTTTTTGTAATTTGTAATTTTGATGTGGCTGTATTTAATATCTCACCGGGTGCCCAATTCAATATATATTTTCCGTTGTTAATCAACACCAAACTGTCGCCTTCGTTGGTTTCTGCAATGGTCAAGTCTTTGATCTCTGGGCGGTCTATCAAGTGAAGAGTGTACACAATACCCAGGCTCTTTGTGAGATCACAGAAAACACCATCTGAGAGGATATCCCAAGGGTCCGGCCAGTTTTTGTCGTCCCAATGTAGATATGGATTATCAATCGGCAGCATTTGCCACCAATCGTTGACTGCCATCAATGCTGATTCAAGAGCATTGTCAGTGTTGTTTTGTCGGAGCCGATTCCAAGAAACCAGCAAATCCTCATATTTTCCCAAGGTTAACCTAAATGATCAAATGAGTAGTTGAATGCACCAACTGTGGTGGCTGTGTACTTGATAGAAACAGTTTCGCTTCCTATCTGTTCAGCACTCAAAAGCAATCCTGTGGGGTTGTTTTCGCTATATTCGTCTGTGTATGTGAGTGACCCTGAGCTGTCATCGCTGTCTTGTGATACCACATTTAATGTGCCAAAACGTATGGCACCGCCGCCTGACTCGGTAAATTTATACTTCACACAAAAGGCCGAGGCTGTGCCTGTATTAACACGAAATATTTCAGTAGGAGACCCAGTCACTGATAAACTGGCCTGCTGTCCTGCTTCACGCTGATAGGTACCGAATTTGTATCTTTCACCGTTGTCCAGTGCAAACACCTTGTTAGAATTTACATTTATTCTAGGAAAGTCACGATTGTTCACTTCCGATCTTTCAAACATATCGCCTACGCTAACATTGTTATCGCTTTCAAACACCACTATACTGGTAGCAGGATTGTTGATGCCATCGTAGTTGTTGCCTACGTCTAAAAACACATTATAACCACTG